ACCGGTGTGCGCGAAGACCATGCCATCGAAGAAGTCGAGCTGCACGGCGTACACGGGCATGAACTTGCCGGTGGCGATGATGTTCACCACGCTCTGGCTGAACGGGAATGCTGAGGGCATCAGAAGGCCTCCCTGAATTGGTAGCTGCCGTTCGCGACGACAGGGCGGACGGACATGGACCAGGTGTCAGAGGTCATGCGCATTTCTGAGTACGGATTCAGGTACTCGACCGCCGTGCCAGCGACAAGCGTCTTGCGGATGCGCTTATTGAGCAGGACGGTGACTCGCCCCTGCGCGTCAGACGATGCCGGATCGGTAACCTCGAACATTTCTCCGGCGACAGTGATGTAGTCACCAGCGCTGAAAACGGCCGTGCTTGGCGGGGCTCCGGTGATGAGCATGTTCCGCGCCTGCGCATTGCCAGTGACGACCGTAAGCGCACCAATGCTCGCCGTCCGGCGCCGAGTGAAGGCCGGTAGATTGAATGCCCCAAACATCCCGTCCAGCCGCCCAAGGAACGCCGACAGTTCTCGCTCCTGGGCTCTGGTCAGCAACCCGAAGGTTAGCGTGCACTGCCAGTAGGCGCCCGGGTAGCCGATGATCTGCTGGGCATTCGAAAGCGTAGAGGTGAACGCCCTGCTGTTGTTGACGATGCCCCACGTCATTTCTGACGGACACAGCGAAGCCGGCCACGTGAGAGCCATGCAGTACTCCTTAAAGGCTTAGCGCCGAGCGATAAGCTGGCGGATGGTTCCGTTCATCTTCAGGTCGCGGACGACCATTTCATAACCACCCTTCGCCCCCTGCATGGCCGCCTCCTTGACCATGTTGACGGTGGCGTCATCAGGGGTTCCTTGGAACTGGAAGGTTTGATGAATAACCGGCGAAGTACTCGATGCCGATGAGATCGGCGCGACATTGGACGAGGATGCCGCCGCGGTCGATCCGACGTAGCCGCCATCCGCATACCCTTTCGAGTTCGCGTTCATGCGCTCGAGGAATTCCCGGGCGCCCGGCTGACTGACAACATCCTTGCGCACGACAAACTCGCCGCCATGCACCACGCCCTTCGGCTCGAACTTGCCGCCGTCGCCGGTGTAGCCGCCGTCTGAAAAATATTGAGACGAATAACCTGCCGTCGACGCACCCAGGCTGGAAGATGTTGCGCCAGCCGAGCCAGCCGCCAAGCCATTGCCCGCAGCGGATGCGCCAGCACCAGCAAAGCCGCTGAACAGAGTGCTAAAGATGCCCACCGCCGCCTGACGAATTTGGATGCGGATCAGGTCGGCGATGATGCCGTCGGCCAGATCCTTGAACGACAGTTTGCCAGTCCGGGCGAACTGGATGATTGCGTCCTCCATGCCGGAGAAGGCGCTTGTGAACATATCGCGGGTTTGCCCTGCGACATCAGCGCCCTGCTCTGCGTAGTTCTGAAATGCCGACGAGGCGCCGATAGACCAATCCGACTGCGCCCTATCGACGTCCGAGTAATACTGCCGCTGCATGGCCAGGCGGTCAGCCAGGCCCTGCTGAATTACCGCATTCTCCTTGGCGTACAGATCAGGGCTGATTTTCCCGGTGTTGCGCTGCTCCAGGAGGTCGGCTGACTGCCTGGCGTAGTCGCGCTGGATGGCCATGTCCTGCTTGAGCCGCTCCCGCGCCTGGTCGCCCAGGCCTATGCCGTCAAGGTTTGAATCCAGCCCCTCTTTGGCGGTGCTGAGCCTGCTGTTTTGGTTGGCCTGAAAGGCTGCCAGCTTCTCGACTTCCTCCTTGGAGGCCTTGCGTAGCTCGACTTCCTTCTCAAGTGCCGAGTTCTTTTTCAGTTGAGCGGTGATCAGATCCTGACTGGCCAGTAGCGCCTTTTGATCGGCGGTGAGCGTGCTTTTCGACTTGATGTCGGCCAGCTGCTGCTCCCACTTGATCAGGGCTTGGGCCTGGGCGCCGAGCTTTTCATTCTTGATGCCCTGGTCGCTGATCGCAGCGTTCTGCTGGACGAGTACGGCGTAGGCCTGTCGCGACGAGTCGAGCATTTTCATGCCGGCGTCTTCGCTGTAGGCCTTGGCTTTCGGCGTCTTCGGCTGTGATTTGTCGTATTTAGCCTGGATGTTTGATACGACACCGTCGATATCAGCCTGCGATTTCCCGGCCTCAACCCCAAGCTTTCTGGCTGCCGCAATGTCCCTGGCCAGCTTTGCCTGCTCGGTCATTTCCTTTTTGGTCAGCGCGTTCCATTTCTCATCCGCAGAGACAAGCGCCTTTCTCTCCTGAACCTCAGCCGAGATACCTTCCTTCTTCTGCGTCTGCGCATCGACCGCCGCCTGAGCCAGCGAAACCTGCTTCTCAAGGCCGGCGATCAGGGCTTTGTCGCCAATCTTCTGCGCTTCCTGCAGCTGCCCCTGAAGGTGCTGGAGCTTGAAAAGTTCAGGGCTGGCGGAAAGCCCGGCCTTCAGCTCATTCCAGACGCCAGAGACGCTGGTTTTTACGTCATCCCACGCCCTAGCCAAGCCGCGAGTGGATTCGACCATCTCCTTGTTGCGGGCGCCCATCTCATCAGCCACGGCCCCGGCCAGAATCTTGATAGCACCCATGCGATCGCCCTGCTGCTCAAGGGCGCGGACCTGCTCAAATACGGCCAGCGTGATAACGCCATACTTGTCGCTGTACTCGGCAGCCAGGTCAGTCACACTGCCTTTGGTGCTGGACAGCTGGTCGGCGATGTCGGCAGCGCTCTTTCCGGTTGCGACAGACATCTCTGTTGCCGCCCGAGCGACTTGCGTGAATGCCTCTCCGGTCAAGCGACCATTGCCGGCCAGCGCCAGAACAGCCTGGCTGGCTTCGTCGAAATTGCGCCCGCCTGCAATGGCGTTCGACAGCGCGATCAGGTCGTCAGCCGTCTTGCCGGCAGCATCGCCGGACATGGTCAAGGCTTTACGGTACTGCTCGGACTGCTCGTAGCCCTTGTAAGCGGCTAGGGTGAACAGTCCAACGGCAGAGGCGGCAATCGTGAACGGGTTGATCAGGCCTGCGACGTAGCCACCCAATGCCTTGGCAGCCGGGCCTACTCCGCCGAACATGTCTTTGAGCTGGCCGCCTTGTTGCAGAAACACGGTCAGAGGCGCCTGGCCGCCCTGGAGCGACGTGGCGATGTCGGTGAATTGCGCCGGCACACCACGAAGGGCTGCCGCTGTCTGCTTGGCTGTGTTTCCGGTGCGGGTCAGCGAGTCGTCAAACCGCGAAAGGCCTGTGCGGGTCGAATTTATCTTCGACTGGTATTCGTTATAAGTGTCGGTATCGAGCTTTCCTGACTTGCGATGCCTGGCCAGGGCCTGCTCTTGCTTATCAAGCTCGCCAAGGCGGCGGGTGACCGGGTCAATCTGAGCGAGCAGTTGCTCAAGCTCGTCCGCCTCGGCGGATACCGACTTAGTTGCCTTGTCGGCGCTCTTGCCCATCTTCTCCATGCCAGCGCCGGCTTTGTTCAGGGCGGGCTGAATGCTCAATCCAGCGTCTTCCAGCGCCTCTAGCGCCTTGCGAGTATCCGCCGCCTTGGCCTCTGCGTCTCGACTGTCCAGCTCAATGACGAGCCGCGATGTTTGGGCCATGTCTTTTCTCCGGGCAATAAAAAACCCGCCGGAGCGGGTCAGTAAATGGGGTTCGATCAGCTAGCCAGAATCCTCTCCTTCTCGGACAGAAACTCGGGCTCAGTCAGAACGCCACGCTCCTTGAGCAGTGAGATCCGTTCAAGCTTTGCGTATTTGTCGTGCTCGACTGCTTTCTCGTCAGGCTTCACGGCCTGGCTATCAATCTTTGACGCAGACCAAACGAGTGCTGCGACCCAGCCTATCAAGGTCCAACCCAAAAAGACGTTGAGCAGGATGATCGGGTTCGAGTTTGGGTGCAGGCGAGTGCTCGCGATGAGCGATGGCAGAAAATAAACCGCAAGGCTTACGAAAAAAACGATGAGCACAAGCGTGTTGGAATAGCTGGACATAGGCAAACCTCCCTGGCGATGCCGTTAATTTAGCATCTTCCAGGGCTTTGCATCAGTCGTCTTTCTCTGCCAGGCAGAGCGCATCGAGCGCGAACACAACCTCGTCAATTTCTGTGCGCGGCAATGGGGCTGGATGCGATTCAAGCCAGTCGGAAATCTCCCGCGCAGAGAGCGGAAGAGGAATCGCCCCGGACATCCCGGCCAGGTATCTGCGACCTCGGCATACGTTGCGATAGAGGTTCAGCAGATAGGCAGTGATCGGGTCAGTTTCCGGCTCATCTGGGATCGTCATGCGCAGCCGCTGATAGATCAGCCGGCGCTTTTCTGTCTCGCCGCCCCACTCTTTTTCCCACTCGAAGCGGGCGACGGCTTTCCCACGGTCTCTACCAGGGCCTTTTGTGCCTCGATGGTGGCGTTGCCGGCCTCGCGCAGGACGAACAGGAAGAATTTGATGTTGGCATCAAGCATCTGCTCGGCCGCTTCAGCGTTGTACGGCAGCGGGTTGTCGTCATCATCCAGCACGCCGGACCAGTCCTTGACGATGAACTGGCTCAACAGTCTGCACTGGGTCTGATGCTCGGTGGTCTCGCCATCGATCACGCCGACGACGCCGACGCCGAACTGGGAGTCAGCGCTGCGCAGCTTGCGGCGCTCGCGCTCGAGGGCGATCTGGTATTCAGGATTATCAATTCGTGCCAGCAACACTTTCGTGTCTTCGTCGTAGGGAACCCATTTGATTTCCGAGACGTTCTGGTCTTTCTTGGTCAGTCGCAAAGCCATGGTAAATCCTCACGCCACGCCATAAAAAGACCGCCCCGGCAGGCGTTAGCGCCGGAGCAGTCGAAAGGTTGGATCAGGGTTACGGTGCTACGAACGGAACGCGCGTGATGGTCGGGGCGAGCTTGGCCACCGTGTAATTCAGCGTCACCTCGATCAGGTCGCGCTTCCCGCCGTTCGGCAGCTCGCCGTCGACTTCCACCGCCGGGAAATTGAAGGTGTACTTGTTGCCAGCGCTGTCGGTGATCGGGAACTCAACCGACACCGGAACACGGGTGAAGGTGTTCTTCCAGATGCCCCAGGCTGTTGCCGACCAGGCCAGCGTGATAGTGCCGGTGATGGCCGCCTCGGTGGCGATCTGCGCACCAGGCCCCATCTTGTCGGTGCCGATGCAGCGCTGAGCCTGCAGGCCGTTGTCCAGACTGATGGTCATGGCCGAGACGCAGGCCTGGCCTTCCATCGAGGCGCCATCCACCAGGAGGGTGCCGACGTTGCCGTTGCTCATGAACGGAGTGGAAGTCGGGGCCGCCGGCGCGAGTACGATCGGCGCATCGCTGTCGGTGTAGTCCAGGCAGGCAGTGCCGAAGGTCACGGTGACCTTGCCGTCGCTCGGGATGTCCATGGCAAACGTCGGGATGTGCACGCCCTTGAACAGGGAGTAAACGCCAACGTCCATGTAGTTCTTGGCGATGCTGAAGGTGTGGCGCACGTCGCCCACGGTCAGCACGTTTGCGGTCCAGGCCCCGTAGAAAGCGGCCTCCAGAAGCTTGTCGAAGCTGCCATAGGACAGTTCGGCAGTCAGGTCGCCGCCAATGTCGGTGCTGGTCACGACCGAGCCCTGGCTGATCCGCGAGTCAGTAATCTCGTCGCTGGTCGCCGTGTTGACGGTCGGGGTCATGGCATTGCCGGTCAGCCGCAGCGTGTCCCAGGTGCCGGTGCCGGGAGTAACGCCGGGCGTCACCTCGGGGATGATGTAGCTAACGACTTTTGCGCCAGAGCTCATTGGAGCCTCCTATTTGCGGGCATAAAAAATCCCGCTCAAGGCGGGTTAAGAATGAGTCAGAAGGCGTTCTGCTCAGGTGGACTTTTTGAGATCTTCCAGCGCGGCGCGGTATCCGTCGCTCGCGCCTTTCGATGCGGCTTCCCGGATCAGATCAACGAGGTCGCGATCAGCAGGCTTCGGGCCGTCACCGGTGTATCCGCCATTGCAAAAGCACTGCGCTACTCCAACGCCAATTCCGGCCGCGAAATATTTGCCATCACGCAGGTCCATCTTCACTGACCAGTTCGAAGCGATCTTGGCCGCGGTGACCGTGCTGTCTTCGATGAAGGCGGCGCTCAAGAACGCTTCGCCATCCACAACAACGAATGGTGTAACAAGCTCGACGCTGGATAGATTGCCAATTCGAATCCGCAGCACGCCGTCTTGATGAATGCTGAAAACGCCGCCTTTGTTCGTGATTCTTGTTCCTGCGACCTTCGCCTTCTCAGCTCTAGCCGCCACCTCTTCAGGGGTCTCTAGTCGCTCACAGGTCAGCGTGGTTCGATAGTCCGAACCATCTCGATCAAACGAGAAGTCTTCGGTCGAGAACTCTGCGCTATCACGGTGCTCGGCCGGAATTTTTGCCAGCTCTGCACCTATGAATGCATAGCGCTCCATGGCGTTAGCCGGCAGATCGTATTCAGACCATTGGCCACAAGTTACGGTGACCTTCTGCGGGACGCTTGAGGCGTATCCAGCATCGGAGTCCGCGCTATTTAGTTCGAAATCGCCGGTAGTTTCATCGAGCTTCCATCCAGAGACGCCTAGCACGTAGCTTTTGCTTTGCATTGATTCCCCTCAGCCGGCGCGAAACCGGATGTTGACGTTGATTTGATAGAAGCCCTCGAACTCGCCGGCCGGGATCTGGCTCGCCTCCATACATTCGAGGTCGCCCGATTGCCAGTAGGCAAAGTGCCCCTCGAGCTGATCCGACAGGACGTTGAGCGCCTTGGTGCCGGTGCCGAGCCTGGCGAAGCATTGGATGCTGATCTGGCCGGGCTTGCGGGTGTACGGCTTGTTAGCCATGCCAGCCATGAAGGCCGTGGCGTGCTGGATGTTCAGTCGGCACCATAGGCCGTCAGCCGGCGGCGTGAAGGTCGGGGTGTTCGGGTAGTCGATGCTGGCTTGCGGCAGGCCCGTGAAGGCGACCATGCGCGCCGTGATCAGCTTGCGGATGTCTTCATAGGTCATCGGTAGGCCTCTGATACGCCAATCCAGGCCAGGTCGTAGACGCCGCCCGGGGCCTGGGTCGAATGCCCGAGTTCGAGCATTTCCGCATACGGCAAATTCGTCTGGATGTAGATCACCGGGTAGTTTCCTGATGCCTTAATCAGCATT